CAAGCCGCAAGGCTCAAGCCACAAGCTGCCGAGGCTCAAGCCACAACTTGTGGTTGTATTACAGAGACTCAAGCCGCAAGCAGCAAGCCTCAAGCCCCGAGGCACAAGCCTCAAGGCTCAAGCCCTGAGAATCAAGCTCCTTGATTACCTTCCCCTCATAAAGTTTTATGTCGTTAAGGGAGAGGGCCTTAACGAGAATAAATGTATTGTTGAAATGTTTCACGTGAAACGCGATTTGATGTGGAGAAAGACGAACCTTGTTTCCTCGTGTTACTTTTAATTCGACTGTAAAAAAGGTGCCAGAATTATTATAGCCCAATAGATCGGGAGTACCAAAAGAGACAGAGTTTTCAATTCTAGTCCAAGAAATGTTAGGTGTTTTTTGTTTAAGATCATGCCAGAGTTTTCGTTCAGGTTTCACTACAACATCTCTTAAAATTGTAAAGTCATTTTATAATTTTTTTATTACTTTTCCTGATTGCCAAACCTCTGGAGTAATGGTTATGACTAATCGGTGGGACTCTCGAACACCAATTAATTTATTCTCCATCAAAGTTATATCTTTAATATCGTACAATTCCCCGTTCGGTAAACATACATTTACCTTTGCATTCTTAGCTATTTCTGCTTTTAAAAACTTATCTAATGCTTGTCTTAATATCTTTCCAGTAAACATTGGTTGATTTATAGTCTAAGTTGTACTAAATATCAAGTATGGGCCTACCAAAAAAATTAACAGAGCAGCAGATGAAATTTGCATACGAGCTTGTTACAAATGAAGGACGTAAAACGGCTACAGAATGTGCGGTCGATGCAGGGTTTAGTAAAGACTCGGCTAGACAATACGCTAGTAAATTACAAAACCCAAAACTATACCCGCTAGTGGTCGACTACATTGGTAAATTAAGGGAGGAGTGGCAGAAAAAATATGAAGTCACTTATGATAAACATATTGGAGAGCTGGCAAAAATTAGAGATGCAGCCTTGAAAAAAGGGGCTTGGTCGGCCTCCGTCAACGCTGAAGTTGCCCGAGGAAAAGCGGCTGGTCTATATATAGAACAAAAGATAATCCGTACTGGTAAGCTAGAAGACTTAACGACAGAAGAATTAGAATCAAGGATGAAACAAATAATCGACGACTACTCACCCATCCTAGAAGGTGTAACAGTTGAAGAGTTAAAAGAGAAAGTAAAAGAAGAGCCGAGAAAAAGTATAAATAAAAATCTACAACAAAAAGATTCACAGCAAGATTCTCTCCATCTTAACAATGCAGCCGATGGGGAAGACGTTCCTGTCTGAAAATAACTCATCATTAATTTCATAACTGGCAAAAGTCCTAACGTTATCTTTATCTTTATTAAAAACGTAAGCGTGAGTAACCATCATGGCCGGCATCATGCCTCCAAACTCATGAGCAGCACTATGCCCGGCGTCTCCGGTTATATCTTTCCATGTAATTTTGTAAAAATAATATCTTTTCTTTTTAATTACGACTGATTTATATTTAGACTTCTTTGGTATCATGGCTTCCTTAGAGTTTATAAAAGGTAAACAGGGTTTTGTAAAAACCTTTATTACACGCGCGCGAAGGGTTTTTCCCTGTAGCAGCTTGTAGCACATTGTAACAAGATTGTAGCAGCATATTTGTCAATAATATCAATAGTTTAAGTCCATTGTTCCATTGTTCCATACTTTTGTCTCTCATAATTATTTTTTTTATATTTTAGGTACATCAGCTACTATGGCCCTAGATGCCTGTTGCTTGTAGTATTGTCCAACTCTACCTAGCCAAGTCCACATAAAGTGTTGAAATTCCTTGCCTTCAGATACATACCTCAAGACATCACCACCTTTAACGCTAATTAGAATCACTCCAGATTGTATGTTAGTATTGTATACATAATTATGAGCCACGGCATAAGCAGCACATTGAATAAAATAATCATCAATCCATTCTCGTTTTTTATACTTATTAGATTGTTTAAAATCTATTATAGCAGCTTGACCATTATACATCCCAGCAACGTCAGAGGCGCCCGCATACAATCCAGGGTACCATAGAGGCATCTCCAGGCCCCAAACCTCTGTGAGGGGGCTGAAATGGCCTCTATCGATGATGTTTTGAGCCATGGTGCCTGCTTCTTTACCCAAATTAGTTAGATCCATATGGCCCTCACCTTTTATATGGCCTTCTAATATTCTATGCATAATCGTTCCACGGGCAGCTGCATCATCACGTATTTGGTCTGCCTTCTTTTCGCCTTCTCTTTGCCTCCATGCCGCCAGTTTTGCTTTTGAGTCTTCACTTCTCGTTGCACCTAATATAGTTGTAACAGAGGGTAGTCTTTCGTCATTAATTGCATATACTCTACCAGTAGTAGAGTCGACTCTATTTATTTTTTGATAATTAAACTTAGGGGTTCCGTTCCAAATCATTTTTTAATCTTTCTTTTGTCTGTGTTATTTTCTGATCTTTTCACAATGAAATATGTCACAAACATGGCAATAATTATACCAAGCATCCCAAGTGAAAATAATCCTAATCCATGAAAAAATGTCATTCTAAACTCATCACTTCTTTATATTTTTTTAAATCGATAACATTACCATTTACTAAACCTCTGTCTGTGTAGTGTTCTATAATTTTTCGTATATCTTCTATTTTTATGTGAACATATGGCCATAGAAGTAAAGCCACATAATAAGCTTGTCGGTGGCTGCAACGCCAACGCCATTGTTTTTTTCTACCAGGCTTAACTTTTCTAGGTCGCACGGTGCCTGTATTTAAAGCTTCACAAACCCATATTAATAATGATTGCTCTGTCATCGCTATTTCTATTCTAATTGACCAAGTTGGATACGGCTTTTTATTATGCGTTCTCTGGCGCATATATTGTTTGTATTGGATATGGCCTTCACCATCAAACAATCCAGCTATATAAGCTAGGTCTGTCTCTCTAGGCATATTTTAGTCTCCCCTGTTTCAATTGTTTTAAACTTATAAAATGTGAGAGCATGGGCAATCAAATCCATTCTATAAGTATCATGATCATCAAACACAAAACGCGTGCCGACTCTACTTCTGTTTGCAAAAAACATTGCTTCATTCATTACAGCCTCTGTTGTGTGTGGACCATCAAAGAAAACAAAATCATATGTATTAACAACTCGTTTAGTGCCTTGATAATAAATAGGCACACCATTACCAAAAGCATTAAAGTATTCTGTATCTTCTAATTGGTGTAGAATAAAGTTGTCATGTTTTTTAAATGCTTCTAAAAAATCTTGTTTCATTGTGTTTGGATATGTAGGAACTTTAAAACTACCGTCGAAGTCAACCATGATCTGACCATTAGCATCTTTCCAGTAAGGAGCTGTGCCCTCTTTTTCATCAACGTGTTTGTATTTAATATCTCCGTAAGGATCTATTCCAATATGAAAATTAGGTTCCGGTAAGTTTTCCATTATGACCTGGGTTCCATAACCTTGTCTAACTCCTATTTCTACACTGACGGTAAAGTCTAATGCAGATAATTGGTTTGCCCATTTGGCTAATAATTTATATTCTGCACTATCTCCTTTTATCATTCAAAATCTTTCAACACTTCTAACTTTTCTTTTGCGTGTCCAATCTTACCTAATTGTTTATCTATTTCTTCTAGGTGTTGCGGGTGTTCTCCGATACCAACACTGTTATTTAAATAAATATTTATAGTAGTATCCGCTGCCTCTATGTCTGCTTCGTATCGTGCTTTTAAAGCACTAATCATGGCTAATTTTATGCTCATTATTTTTCCTTTCTATTTCACTTTGAAGTTTTTTAATTGTTTTACCTGCACGTCTGCATACAGTTTGTAAAATCTTTTTTTGTTTTTCTAAATCTTCAATTCTTCTTGTCAGATCCAGAGGGCCCCGATCTTCCATTTCCTTCATATTCTATCTCTCCTTCTGAGTTGCACATGGTGCACTGCACAACTATTATTTTATGTGGTCGATCCACTGTCTCTTTCACTTTTATGTACCCATTCCCAGTGCACCTCGGGCATATTCTTTTCTTCATTTTCTTTCTCCTTAAAAAACTTAATTGCTTTCTGTCTTACGTACTCATGATCGAATCCAGCGTATTGACATACTAACGCAAAATCTCTGTTAGGTTCTGAAAACCATGCTCTAGCTCTTTCAGAATTATTTCCTTGTGGTAATCCGTAACTTTTATTTTTCCAATGTTTACCGAGAGCATCTTCAAAAGCTATGATGATAACATTTCTCCACAGACTTCTTTCTGCATCTAAAGTTTCACCCAGTAAATTAACGGCTCTTGGAAGTAAACTTAACTTTCCCATTAAGTTTCTTTGCCTCCTTTTCAACTAGCATTCGAATTACTTGCGCACGTGACAGGGTGACCCCTGGTGCCAGAAGCTTGGTCATCTGCTCAATCTTATCATAACAGTCATGATCGACTGCGAGACTTTTATATTTGCTTATATCCATAAATTAGTATATCCTTTCATTGTATACGATCATATAGGATAATATACAAATTTTACGTTAGGTGTCAATGAAATTTTTATTAACTTTAATTATTTGTTCAGGTGTAGAAGGTGTGGGATGTCTACCTCCTCATGTATGGCATAATAAATTTGACAATTTATATGACTGTTTAATGGTAGGTTATGGAGAATCTGTAGGTAAATTAAATATGGCAGGCAAAGAAGAGGTTAATAAAACTCTAATGCATATTAAATTTTATTGCACCCCTTTAGAATCTGAAGAAAAAGGCTTAGCTTCTTAACAGCTGCGTACCATTTTATTTTTTATCGTAAGCGTAGTCTTTATAAGGTCCGTTTTGATTTACATAGTGAAAGAATACTTGAGCTAGACCATCACCTTTATAAGTTCCAGGACGCCAATGTTCTTGATCGCAACCTGCGTATAGAATTGCATCTCCTTCTTTTAATTCAAAAAAATGATTTTCAACTACGATAGGCCAGTCATCATATTTTTTTATACATGCGGTTACAGACACTTCACAGGAGGGTCTGTCTTTATGTTTTGCTAGTGTGCCTCCATAAACATAATATCTCCAATATGCGTAAGTAGGAAATAATTTTAAATCAGATTCTTTTTCTACCAACGGTAATTTAACATCTAACATTGAAGTCATTAGAGGATCACGATACCAAGCTGGTGAAAAAGATTGAATATCTAAACTATAATCTTTGTTAGAGTCTAATTTATTATAACAATATTTTTGTAATAACTCTAACTCATATTCTGTAAAAAAATTTTTTATTAATTTAAATTTTACTGGAGCCATGAAACTATACTGTACCTTGTCCCTTTTGTAATTGGTTTAATAGTATGTGGATACATAAAGTTACTTGGAAAAAAAACAATTGAACCCATACCTAATTTTATTTTTTTTATTTCATTTGATTGTTGATCTGTAAATACTAGATCTCCTCCTTCATACTCATCATTTAAATTCATTATAATACTTAATACACGTGGGATATTAGTGTACTGATCTATATGCACTTCATATTTTCCACCAACTTTATATTTTAATAAATCTACCTGGTTTAAATTATTAGTAATTAAATGTGGAAATTTACTTTTATACAACAAATATAATCTAAATATTTCAGCTTTAACAAAATTCCAATAAAATAAATCTGTTGGGGTTCCATTGCAGTTTAAAGAATAACCTTTTACATTTCTAATTTTTTTATCAACAGTTCCCCCAGCTGTTTGTATTTGTAAATAATCTTTAGCTTTATGATTTATAATGGGTATCATTCTTTTTATAAACTCAGGGCTAAGTGCTTTTTTTAATTCTAAAATTGTCTCTAGATGATCCATTTATTGCTTTCTACCTTGTCTATTATACACTTTTGTTTGTCTTTTTCTATGTTTATTTAATTTTTTATGATGACGTCTTGGTCTTTTACGAGGCTTTGGTCTTTCTACAAATGCTTTAAACTTTCTCGCCATTTTTTCTTAACCAATCTTTATCGCTTTCTGTTAATTGAATATAACTAATTTTACCATTTATATGTTGCTTGGTGTCTGCTCCACAGTTTACACATCTATAGAATTCTGTAACAATTGCAACTAGAATAGTTTCTTCTTCACAGTGTGGACAGTGACCTTGCACGGTGTCTATGTTTTGAAAATTAAAATGTAATTTTTTCATACGCTTTTATACCATGCTGCTAAAGTATATCTAGTTCCATTTTGTACTAAGGAAACACCATGTTTATAATACCATCCATCAAAAAACAACATCCTTCTTTTTTTAGGTTTAAACACAGTGCCTTCTTCAAAAAATGTTTGACCTCCTACATAATCATTATTCAAATAAGTGATTGAAGAAAAAATAGTTTTATCATTAGCAAAATCTTGATGTAATGCTTGAAAAGAATTAGGAGGCCACTCTACGATCTCTGCCCAATCTACCTTTGCATTATATTTTAAAAAGTTATTATTTATTTTAGTAAATAAACTTTTAAATTTATCTTTTTCTTTTAATTCTACTCCATCACCCTCAATAATTATCTTCATAGTATCTCTAAAGGGTTCTTGTAATTCTTTATTTTGTTTAAAAAAATTTATTAAATCAAAACACTCTTCTTCTGTAAAAAAATTATCCTGTATTTGAGCTATCACTTAAATTACATCTCTTGCTGAACCTAGTATGGGTTTGTATTTTGTTTTACCTTCAGATCTAAATGCATGTAAGAATGATGCTCTTGGTTGATCTGCTATCCAGCTACAATGAATCCATCCGCTGTTAGGTTCACCTGGAGTGTAGAACTCGAGGATGAGCTGATCTGGCGTGAGGTTTGCTTTGATCCAATCAAAAAGTTCAGCGTTATCTGTACCTATTACTTCGAAGTCGGCGGCTTCGGCCTTGGCATGCTGCGAATTTGCAGAGCTGCCAATAGCTACACATAACTCACTACTACGAAATCCGCTAGTAACTTTAACCCTGCCGAAGTGGTCCCGAACTGGTTGGAGAATATTCTCACACAATGCTTTCAGTTTTTCTATTTGTTCTGCGTT